TGCTAATGCCTCATCCGTGAGGTGGTTAGATTTAAGATTAGCTATGAGTGTAACTGTTGCGGCTTGCATTAAACCAACAGTCAGTGTAGCTTCTCTAAGGTTTTTATCTGCTTCCATTAGGTGAGTGAGTACAGCCCGCCCCTCATCTGAGATCAGATCTGACTCGTAGTTCACATCATCTACTGTTACTATAGCCATTACAGTTCATCCTCCATGTCACTTTCAGCCGCTTCAAACTCAGCACCATCAGGGCTACCAACTTCAACAAGGTCTAGTACTTGCATAGCTTGAAAGTCTAAGCCTTTGAAAGAGCCGTACTTGTTAGTGGTTTCCCACTCATTGTACTGCACCTTAACTACAGAACCATTGCCTACTTTAGCATCAAGAGGTTTCTTGTACTGGTCAACAAGTCTAGGTGCTGATCGTACTGTCCCGTCCTTGCCATCGACCTTACGTTTAATCACAATGGATGGGCCTTCGTCCATCTCTTTAATACTAAATCCACGAGCCTTAAAATCTGCGGCAGTGGCCTCATCTACAACTAAGTTTACTGAGTACGTGGGTTCAAAGGTTGTGTTCGGTGTAGTGACCGATGCCCAGTACGCTGTGCCTTCTAGTATAGCCATGTTACTTTCCTCTTTGGTGGTTAAAATTAATTGTGGAGTATACCACAGTTGTTCAAGCCTGTCAATCTTTATTTGTTACCGACTGAATCCGTGTCCTTGTTGCCGTTGATTATGTCAAGCGTTGTTTCGTACTCAGTCTTGTCAATGATGTACTGTATGACTGCTTGTTCTTTCACGCCATACTGCTTACAGGCTACGCTTAAAAGAACCTTGCCGTCTGCCACATCTCTTGCCGCCTTAGATGTAGCTACTGCTTGCGGTGATGGGTCTGCGCTAAACATCTCTTCAAACATTGCGATCATCCTCCCGTTCTTTCTTGAGTTCATCTATCATTAATTCAGATTCATATAGCAATCTAATGCCGCACCCCAGTGCTATCAGCACCAACACCCCTAGAATTATATCAATCATAGCTTACCCCTTTAAAACTAAAATAACATTTATCAATGTGAGTACACATGCAAGGACAACCATCGACCTTACTGTTTTTATAAACCTTGATTCAAACTTGCTCTTCATTACTATTGTTTCTTTCTCCACCCAGTTGGTCACCCTTTGCAAGGCACTCACTGTTAGCTTCTTTACCTTCTCCATCTACTACCTCCGTCTGTTGTTTGTTAAAGATCGCATCGTAGTTATCGTTAAACCTATTTAAGTTTACGCTCCTTGCACGATCACCTTTGCCGCCATGTGTTGCGTCACCCATGTTCTCTAGTCCTCCGTCCATATCTTACCAAAGGTTATTACTGTGAAGGGTAGCATGATCACGACACCCTCAAAGGATGCCGCATTGATCTCTTCAGTCTCACTATTAGTAACCCATACAGCCCTACTGTCGGCGAACTCCAAGTCGATACCTACACCTAGCCTGTAGTTTATACTTAAAAAGTTTTCTCCAAATCCTCTTGTCATATTAAACCTCTATCTTAAAAGGAATGCTACAGTTAGTCACGTTGTTCTCTGTTGATATAGCCTTGTCAAGATACTTGGTGACCGCCCTGTTCAACTTACTGTAGACATTGGTAGAGTAAGAAACATTCTTAACCGCCCCATCCTGTACGTCAAAGGACACCACAAACGCAGTAGACTTATTAAAATTCAGCTTGCTTATATACTTCCCGAAGTTAATAGAACTATCAGGCTGTGGGCAAGGGTGTTTAATAGGCGCTCTCTTAACTACAGGTTCAGGCAACACAGCTATAGGTACGTTCTTAACTACAGGTTCAGATAATGTAGCGATAGGTACGTTCTTAACTACAGGTTCAGGCAACACAGCTATAGGTTCGGGCAACACTACAGCCGTAGCCAGTTCTTTAACCTCAGAGATCTTCTGATCTTGTTCGGTTAGCTGATCGCTTAGCCGCACCACTTCTTCAGACAAGATGATGTCGTTCATTAAAGCCTTGTCAAGTGTTGTTAGTGACTGATCGTGGATAGTTAGTGTCGTACTCAGCGTTTCTTGATACCGCCGCAATGTATTCTCATGATCATCTAATGCACCGCTAAGCACATTGTAATTGTCTGAGGTCATGTCCAACTTTATAGTGTTGGTTTTAAATCTCTGCTCTAACTCACTCATCTGAGACATCGCCGCATTCTTATTTATATCCATGTTGATATATAACAATGCACTTACCCCTAGTAAAACTGTAGGTACTAAAATATTAATTGCTTTGTTCATTACATTTCTCCTCTTCATCTTCTTCTGAATTTTCAAACTCTGAATCGCAAGAGTCACTTAGATGTTCATCACCATGTAACCAATCCTCACAGCTACCGTTCCAACCTCTACTCATTTTCTTTTCCCTTAAATAATTTAAAGAGATGATAACATAAACCAGCCTCAATGTCAACAACTAAATGAGTGCTTGACTTCTAAATCAATCTATGCTATAATCTCTAATAGTTTTTAAGCCTTTAAAGAATTCTCTTTTATCTTCTTCTGAAAAGAAAAGGACAATAGCTTTAAAGATCTGCATAGTCTCTATAGACTATAGTCTGTTTCAACTTCAAGAGCATAATCATCATCGTGTACAAAGGTATTATCTACTATGCCTAGTGTCTTACTACAGCAAAGAGGACACATATCTGTACCACCGCTATGCTCATCAAACATTGTTAAACAGTAACCGCATTCATATTTACTCATTGGGTTTCTCCTCTTCGACTATCATTACGGGGGCTATATCAACTATGTGGCCGTTGTATTTTTTATACATCCCCGCTCGTTTATTTACTTCTGCATACTCCATTGCCTGTTCGGGTGTTGATGCCGCTACGTCTATATAATAACCGCGTACCTCAGACATCATTACCTTATAGGTATGTACTGGTGTTGTCAAGTCAATTGTCTTTTTCATATCTCTATCTCTCCACTGTTATTTTAAAGTCGGTCGCATCTATCTCAGCCCTGACCGCATCCATTACTTTAGTTTCTAAAGCATCGTCAATCATAACTTCTACTGAGTATGAATCCGGTAGATCTAAGTCAGCCAGTGCCGACTCAATCTTATCATCAACATCAGAACTGTCAATCTTTTCATCCATGCTACATTCAAGATCATCGAGTCTACTATCAACACTGTCTAGCCTTGCGGTGTCAGACTCATCAACCCATAGATCTATCCTACGCTGAAGTTCTGCTACTTGCTCATGCAGTACATCTAGTTTCTGCTCATTAGCATCAAACTGAGCTTCATGCTCTGCCACTCGACTAGCTTTCCATACTCTATCATCAATCCATTCTTCTACTGCGGTTATTAAAGTTTTCATTTGTAACTCCTAGTTATATTAGTTTTAGAAAATCTTACTATCCAACATTTAGCACAGTAATAACTGCTTCGTACTATTACATCTGCATTTTTACCACATTTACATTTTGTCATTTTTACTCTCCTGTTAAATAATTATAATGAACCTCACTAACATGATTACCATCATGCCATTTTTTAGAAGTGGTTGATATATGATTACACCAACTGTTCCAAAGATTTTCAGTGCCGTATTCATGGCACAATTTTACGTAGCCCTCTACTTTAGAAACATTGTTTGCTAACCCTTTAGCTGATGTAAGTTTCTTATCAACAATAAAATCTTTAGGGTTGAGGCCATACATTTTAATGTTGTGGCTGTCCATACAACCAACTAAACCGCCTATTAACTGGCAACAAAACCCTGCTTTAGCTGTATTTAAACCGGGAATTCTAAGGAAAATCTTCATAAGTGACATAGCTTTATCGTGATCTGAAGATTTACCATGCAACACAGCTAATACTTGAGCATGAATCTTATGCTGATGAACCATTACATAATTATAAGTGTGAAGCTTGCTGTCTTTCCAAAGAAACTTAGACTTAGATTTGTTTTTAACAACGTCCAATAACTGAACACCAATACTAAGCCAGTTCTGTTGAATGCTTAGCGATACCATCATAACTACAAGCATTAAGTTATATGCTGATCGCTGTGCAAAACGCTGACAGTTTATACCGTGAGTTTTATACATAATCTCTCTCCAATTTATTTAAGTAATGCCCGTTTTGGCACGGTGGGCTAAGCCGCTACTTAGGATGTTTAACACCCTTGCCGTTTAGGATACCTTTATAATAATACCGTCTCGCATTGTAACCTCGGCGAAAAACTCTCGACCTCGCCCTGTAATATGAGGTCTTTGTGCGCCAACCATGTTACCGTTGGACACATACTCAGCACCAAAAAGGCTAGTCTCTATAAAATTGAGCCTATTACCAACATTTGCTTTAAGTTCTTTCTTGCTTAGATAATCAAATATAATCATTGTAATTTCCTCTGTTTATTAAAGTGAATCTCGGTGACACGGCAACCATCTTCGGGGTTGGCTCGGCAACTGTCAAATTCTTTGGGTGACTGATCTGCCACTTCTGGTCACGAAATCGCTACAGCCCAGTGGTGCTGTGGGTTTCAGCCGATCAGTTTTTTTTGCTACGGACTCTGGATTAGTAAGGGAATAAATCCTTAGAAGGACTTCGACTCTCGTATAAGACCATAAAAATCCTTATAAGGACTTCGACTCTCGTATAAGGCCATAAAAATCCTTATAAAGACAAAAAAATTCCTTTATAAAATAAAATCCCCTTATAAATAAACAACCCTATATAGCGCGACAATATAACCACTGTTTTAAACTGGGGGATAATACAGGTTTACAGTGTGGGGGATAAATAGACCAGAATGCGTTTTAAATGCATTGTAAGACGTTTAAACCATCCAACCTATACCAACCTACAGGGTATAGATTAAACAGGCTTAAACAGGCTTGAATAAACTAGGGACGAAAAAAAACCCCATGCGATTGCATAGGGCTTTTTAGTGGTGGTAGTGAGTTAAGATTGCATGGCGTAGATAACCAAATCAGCGACCCGAATAACGGTCATAGAAATTATCATAGCTAGACATATTATTGTTGCATTTCGTATCAAGTAATTAGTATTCCACATGATTATTTCGCTCCTTTAGCTAGGGCCATTAATGCGGCCATTTGTGATTGCATTTCTACCAGTTGCGCTTGTATCGCGGCATTCTCAGTTTCAAGAGCCTTTTCTTTTTTGCTAGGGGCTTTTACCTTTTTAGCGGGCAATTCTAGTGCCATTGTATCAATCGCCGCTATAGTCTTTTTGGGCATCTTGTAAGCATTCGCGTATACTTGAACATCGCCATGCGTTAAAGCCTTTGCAGTGTCTTTAGGATGGGTTTTCTTTAACCATGCATAGACCGCCTTGGAATCAATCGCTTTAGACGTTGCAACCTTGTAAGCATCGCCCAGTTTATAAGCTACCAAATTAAATTGCTTGTAAGATGCAACACGTTTCTGGTCAATAGTTGAATAATCAAAAGTTTTCATAATATATACCTTATTAATAGTTAAGTTTAAGTAAATACCGGTCAATTGTTTGCCGGTGACATATTCTAAACATATCTAAAAATTTATTTCTGATCTTTGCGTGACCATAAAACGGGATCTGGTCATAATGTTTTATTAACGGGTGGTTTATTGCCTAGGTTATTGATCTATTTAGTCTAATGAGTTTTTAAAGTACTACTTCAAAGGCTAATAAGTCTTATAAGCCTATGGAAACTAGATCAGGGGCAATGCTTTAAAGGGCTTGTAAGACTTTGTAGTCTTTAAAGGGATCTCTCTCAAGATTTGGCTTATCTATAGAGGGCTTTGAAGAGGCGGGGCAGGTCGCCATGGCCCCTCCCCCCCCTATATACACAATGTTATACATTTTTAGAAGACTCTGGAGTGTCAACCAGTTAGGGCGGCAGTTTCAAAGACTTTAAAGGGGAGTTAAATAACGTATACGTCTGTATACAAATATATAAGTCAAGGGAAGATGATACAAAAGTATGTATACAGACGTATACACATAACTAAATCGAGGAAGGAGATACACAGGAAGGAGATGACTAGAATGTCTATATAACCCCCGTGGGCTTAATATCTATTATACTGCGATATCGGGGAGTTGTCAAGAAGTTTCTTACATTTATTATACTAAAAAGTAATAAAAAGCTTGACAACATTCAAATATCGCAGTATAATAGAGTACATGAGTAATAATAAAGAACTAACAACTAAGCAACAAACATTCCTTGATAGCCTAGTTACCTGTAATGGTGACACTAAGCTTGCAGGAGATATAGCGGGCTATGCACCCACCAGTATTAATAGTGTTGTTAAGAGCTTAAAGACAGAGATATTAGATCTTGCTACAAACATACTGGCTCAGAGCGCCCCTAAAGCCGCAATGAAGCTTGTACACATTATGGATAGTTCAGAGCCTATACCACAAGCTAACATGCGTATACAGGCCGCACAGACAATCCTAGATCGTGTAGGCTTAGGCAAGACTGAAAGACTAGATGTTACTGTTAATACTGCCGGAGGTTTATTTATACTCCCCGCTAAGCAAGAAATTGTAATAGAAGGTAATTATGAGGAGATCTAGTAGCACTATTCCTTTTGGTTATAAGCTAGATGAAGGTAACGTAGAGTTACTTACACCTGTACAAGAACAACTTGAAGCCTTAGATAAGATTGTTCCGATGATTAAGGATAAAGTTATAAGCTTACGCGAAGGTAGTTTATACCTAGAAAGCATAACAGGTCGCAAGTTATCGCACATGGGATTAAAGAAGATCGCAGATAAACATGCAGAATGATTGGGATGTTAATCCTGACAACTATCTTAAAGACGAAGCAGGTGATTTCGTTCTTAAAGTTGACGGAACACCACGAAAGAAGTCAGGTAGAGCTAAAGGGTCTAAGGGTAGAGGTTACACCTATCACTCAGAAACTAAAGCAAAAATGGATGCAAAGAAAAAGGTACGTTCTAACAGTAAAAAACTGAAGGCGGCTCAAGCTAAAGTTGAGGGTTACAAGAAAACAATAAGTAAAACCAAAAAGACTCTTAACAAGCTAGAAGGAACAGGAAGCTCTAACATCATTGAAGATGTAGAACTAAAATCTATACCTTCTGCATTAGCGGCTGAAGCTCAAGAGGATGTTATCTTCAAGGCCAACGAAGGCCCACAGGAAGACTTCCTCGCCGCAGGGGAGACAGATGTCCTCTACGGAGGAGCGGCAGGGGGTGGTAAGTCCTACGCTATGCTTGTAGATCCACTTAGATATGCCCACAGATCCGCTCACAGGGGTCTAATCATAAGACGCTCTATGCCAGAACTTAGAGAGCTTATAGACAAAAGTAGAGAGTTGTACCCGAAAGCATTTCCGGGATGTAAGTATAAAGAAGTAGAGAAGCTTTGGAATTTCCCAAGCGGTGCAAAGATAGAGTTTGGATTCTTGGAGCGTGATGCAGACGTATACCGCTACCAAGGACAAGCCTATAGTTGGATAGGGTTTGATGAGATTACTCATTTGCCCACAGAGTTTAGTTGGAATTACTTAGCGTCTCGATTACGGACAACAGATCCAGAGATTACGTGTTATATGCGTTGCACAGCAAATCCGGGCGGCGCAGGAGCTACATGGGTTAAGAAGCGTTACATAGACCCTTCTCCACCGCATGAATCTTTTGAAGGCTCTGATGGATTAACACGAAAATTTATACCTGCTAGGTTGCAAGACAACCCCTACCTAGCAACAGATGGTAGATATGAAAAGATGCTAAAGGCTTTGCCGCCTACACAGCGTCAGCAACTCCTAGAAGGCAATTGGGATGTTGCGGAAGGAGCGGCCTTCACAGAGTTTTTGCCGCACTTACATGTTATTACACCTTTTGAAATACCTGTACATTGGGAAAGAGTAAAA